ACCCGCTTTCTCCCGATTGGTACGATCCGCTTGTATGGTACGTCATGGGCGCGGAGATACATCGGACCCGGCTACTGCCGTTCATCGGGCGGCCGGTGCCCGATATTCTCAAGCCAGCCTACGCTTTCGGCGGCCTATCTATGTCTCAGATGGCGCAACCATACGTCGATATTTGGTTGCGGACCCGGGAAAGCGTTGGCGAGATCATACACGCGTTTTCCGTCATGATCCTTTCGACCAACATGGGATCGACGACGCAGCCAGGAGGCTCAGGCGGGGCAAACGGCGACGTTTTAGCGCGTATGGCACTCGCCAACATGCTCCGCGATAACCAAGGCATCATGGTTATCGACAAGAACACCGAGGATTTCAAAAACATCTCGGCACCAATCTCGGGCCTCGATGAGTTGCAGGCCCAGGCACAAGAGCATCTGTTTTCGGTTGGTCGGATTCCAGCGGTCAAGTTCGCCGGCATTCAACCGAAGGGACTGAACGCTACATCCGAGGGCGAGTTGCGGGCGTTCAACGATACCGTTCATGGCCGGCAGGAACAGCTATTCCGATCGCATCTAACGACGGTGCTCGATATCGCGCAAATCTCGCTATGGGGCGCGCGTGATCCGGATATCACTTACGATTTTCTCCCGCTTTATGAGGAAACCGTCAAAGAGAAAGCGGAAATCCGCAAGATCGAGGCGGAGACAGATCAGATCCGCGTCGATTCGGGAATTGTTTCCCAGGAAGAGGTTCGCTCGAAAATTGTGGCCGATCCGGAGAGCGGCTATCACGGGCTCGATCCCGACGACGTTCCGGAACTTCTGCAAGAGGAAGAGCAAGGTCTTATTCCGGAAGGCGCAGGGAAGGGCTTGGAGGCAGAGCTTGAGGAAGGCGGCCAACCTCCGCCAAAGCCAGCCGGCGGGGCTCCTAAGCCCGGCAAAGAGCCTCCCAAAAAGAAACCTGCCGAAGATGCGGCACCGATCGCCGCAGGGATTGTTTTTGACGGCGCAATGGACGATTTCAACGAGAACGAGCATCCCCGCGCGCCAGATGGGAAGTTTGGTCGCGGCGGTAGCGGCGGAGGATCATCGCCAGCGCCAACGCATGAGCACCCGGTAGGCAGTACCGAGGCGTTTCACAAGATGGCGGTCAAGCACAAGATTCCGGAAACGGCTAAATCTCTCGCTGCATCTGCCCAGGCACTGAAACAGCAGCACGGCCGAGTGTCCAAGATCACTGACCACATCAAGAGCTTGCACGGGCGGCTAGATGCGATCCTTGGTACGGCAAACGAGCCAGATCAGTTAACGTCTTTGAATGATTTATCGGCGTCAACTACACCGGATGAGATGGTTGAATTTGCGCGCGATTTGTCAAAGGCCGGAAACAAGAAGGTTGATGTTCTCGGCTTTGATGATCCGGAAGATTTCAAGGCCGAGATGGACGCGCTGGATGAAGGCGATCGGCAGCAAGTCTATATGCTAAAATCGCGCCTCGAAACGCTATATCCGAAAGCATTTGAAGCGGCAAAGGAAGTACGCGGCGCGGCGATTGCGACAAACAAGGATATGGCTGCACTGCGGAAAAAGATCGACAAGGCACCGATGTACGATGAGATGGAGGATGAAGATACCGAAACGCTGTACGCGAGAGAAATGGCGACGTTTTTCGACGAAGATCCCGAGAATATCGACGATCTGATTGGGGTTTCGTCCTACTTGGCTGACGAGCCTGTGTCGGCAGAATACGCGGAAAATTTGCGCGGCCGCATGTCGGATATCGCCGAGGAATACGCCGAGCAGAAACGGCTTGAGGCTTTGAGTGACGAGGAACGGGAAGCAGAAGAGGAATCCAAGGTCGAACAAGAAAAGCAGGAAGACGAAGACCATACCAATATGATTAATGGTCGTGTCGATTCCGCGATTGAACGAGGATGGAAGCCTGAGTTTAACGAATTTGGCGGATGGCAAAGACCGGAAGAATTTGAGGGGTTAGCATCGCCAAAATCGATCGGTAAGATTTACAAGAGAATGCAGGATAAGGGCATTGAGCTTCCGGCTTCTGCGAAACGGCTGTTGGCAGGCGATTCCGTTGGCGGTTTGCGGTTTTTGGCGATTGATTCTGCGCTTGCAGGTTTAACCGCCCAGGTTGCGGCGATGGCTGACGTAATTGCGGGCCTCAAAGCCACGCCAGCGCCGCAACAGCAACCGCCTGTAATCAACGTCACGATCGACAACAAGGCAAAAACAACCAAAACGGCAACGCTCAAGCGGGGCGCCGATGGCAATCTCACCGCGGTAGTTACGGAATCGAATGATGAGGATTGAGCTTGCAGGCGATACGGTTGACGAGATTTGCTATGCGATTGCGCGTCTTGTGGACGGCCCTAGCAGGCGCGACGTTAAGGCGGGGTATCTGATCCTCTACGAATCCGAGACAGCCCGCGGCGATCCTATCGCTACCATGAGCCTATCTAGGCCAGCCTTTGGTCCGGTCAAAAACGGTGCTATGACCGCGAACCGGATCGAAGATGGTTTCGCCACCCGGGAGGGTGAAATTCGGTGGGCGGAAATCTGCGATGCGAACAAAAAAGCTGTTTTTGGCTGTGATGTCGGGGAAAAGGACGCAACAATCAAAATCAACGCAATTGAGATCAAGATGAACGCTCCGGTAATCGTCAATTCTCTCACTATCCGCATGCCAAAGAGAAAAATTAGCAACTAATTTCGGGGGTTATACTAGTGGATGACCGGATTGAGCCAAAAGAATCGGCGGTTGCGGGCCTGATTGCCCTCGGAGGGACAGGCGATAGTCTCAATGCTCACGGACGTTTCATTTTTGAGTGCCGCGACTCGGACGGCAACCTCAAATGGACGGAAGAGATCGACAACGTAGTTACAACGGTAGGCAAAAATCTCGCATTCAACACGTTTTTAGCGGGATCGTCCTATACCGTAACTGGCCCCTATATGGGCCTGATTTCGGGCACTAGTTTCACTGCGGTAGCAGCGACCGATACCATGACGTCGCACTCCGGATGGATCGAGGCCGGTAACGCCAACGCGCCGCAGTATTCGGGCACACGCCAGACTTGCGTATGGTCGGCAGCATCGGGCGGGGCGATTGCGCTCTCGGCGGCGTTAAACTTCACTTTTACCGCAAGCGGGACAGTACAGGGCGCTTTCATCGATTACGGCTCGGGCGCCGTCAGTACGATCGATAATACCGGAGGAACGCTCTGGTCGGCGGGAGTATTTACCAGCGGGGCGCGGTCGGTTCTAGCCGGCGATCAGATCAATGTAAGTTATACGGTCAGTATGTAGGTGTGGGTACTCAGCAACCCATCGTCGTTACTCAGCATCGTCACCGGATCGGCCGGCGCTGTTGCCGTGCACGCGTCATGGGTTGACGCCGCGCAGGGCAACAGCGTCCCCCAGGCAGGGACCATAACGCCGACCGGTCAGAACGTACCATCGATCACCGGAGCCACTACGACAACGGTTGTGCCCTCGCCAGGAGCTACCGTCACGACATGGTCGATAAGCGGCACCACTCTCACGGTAACGTCGGGGATCACCGGGACCGTGCCGATCGGTGCGGCACTGTCGGCCACGGGCATCGGCTTCGGTCTCTACATCCTATCGCAGCTAACAGGCACGGCCGGCGGCGCGGGCACCTATCAGCTATCGGCTAGCTCCACCAACGGCAGCGGCACGCTAACGCTCACCGTAGCTCGCAGCGTGCAAAAGCTGATTGTGGTCAACACGTCGGCCACGGTCTCGAATCAGATCACCGTGCAGCACAATGACGGGACGAATACGAGCACGGTCTACAGCGCCTCGCTCGCGGCCGGCGAGTCCTGCATGATGACCGATCAGAACGGCTGGCAAACCTACGACAAGACCGGATCCATCAAGACCCTGCAAACTACCGCGTTGCCGGCAGCGGCCTATGCGCAGGTGCGGACCGTAGCGAGCGGGACGACCGACGCGGGGCCGACTACGATGAGCTCCGGAAATTGTCTTGTGCTATGGAACAGCGCGACGGCCGGGGCCAAGACATCGACCATGCCGACATCTGCGGGGACAAACAATCGGTTTACGATCATCGACGTAGCGCAGACCGCGCAGACGAACAACATCACGGCGACGCCGGCCACAGGCAGCATCACGGGCAACAATCTGGTCTACACCAAGGGCGGCGTTCAATCATGGGTCGATACCAGCTTGGGATGGATAGCCGAGGCGGCATAATCATGATGAGCATGAGAAAAGTTCTAGCGGTTCTGTTTTCGCTCGCGGCCGGGCCGGCGTTCGCCCAAGGCACGCCGGCCGGCAACAGCGGCGATTTTCAAACCAATGCCGGCAGCCTGCGATTCGGTAGCGCAACACCGGGCACCGGGGTTG